GTTCAGCCTGTGCATGACCTTCAGGACCATGCCCATCGAGTTGTGCAGGCGGGCGTGAATGCTGCTGAACACCACCATGCCCTGCTCAATCAACGCCAGCGTAGTCCCTACCGGCTGATTCGGGTTTTGATCGGCCAGATTGTCAAAGCTGGTGCGGACAACGCCCTTGCCAGCCTCAATCAGGAACCCCAGCAGCTGGAACAGTACCGGACTAGGTCCGTTGAACGGAATAGGCATGACGATCTTGCGGATGTCGTCTGCCATTGTGCCGCCGTCAATTTCGGTGACTTCGGTCGGCTGCGGATTGAGATTCTGCCCGCCCGGACCGCCCTTAAGCTTCAGCAGCGAAGCAACGTTCTGCAAGTGTGCGGCATCCAGCAGCGCCCGCAGGGCACCAGTCGCCGACCCAGACAGGCCGCCGATCATGTGCGTCATGCCGATGGGGTATGCACCGCGCCACGGCAGGAACGGAAACTCCACCATGTTGACCAACTCTTGCTGTGTATCGTCGTCCGGTGCCCAGTTTCGGTAGACAGCCAGCGCCTTACCGGAGGCTTTGTCGATGGAGATGATGTAGGGCGCGACTTCGTCTTCCAGTTCAACGGAAGTCGTCACCTCAAAGATCGTCCGCAGGCCGTCTTCGTTGTACGTGTCTTCAACGCGCCCTTCGATCTTGTCATTCGCCTTACTCGACTTGGACCATTCAATGTCGTCCGGCATTGACAGGTCAACGTCGCGGTACATGCCCGACTTGACGCGGCGCTGGTATTCAGCGGCTGTGATGTACTGCACGTGCGTCTTGCGCTCAGCGGAGTAGAAGTTGCTGGCGGCGAAGGGAAGGTAGACGTCATCGACAGGGATAAACTCAGCGACTACGCGCTGTTTTTCTTGCGACCAATAGAGCTTCAGGTACTGAACACCGCCGAGGGGCACTTGCGTTGAAAGCTGCTCAAGCTCGGACCTGAATTCGGTCATCTGCTCGGTCAACTGCCAGTTCATGTACCGCGCCTTGCGCTCGGCCTTGGACAGCTTGTCCTTGGTCATCTTGCCGAAGATCTTGGTCCGGACAGGACCGTTCGGCGGCATCAGTTCCTTCATCACGCGGGCGCTGAAGTCCACGCAGACTTCGGTCAGCATCGGGTGCACGACCTTGTTCGCACCGGTAAACTGCGCACCGCCGGGGGCATCGTTGCCAAGGCCAGTGCGGCGGATACCCTCCTCCTGCTGCTCGTCGCGCTTTTCCCGTGCCTTCTTGTCCCTGCCGATCTTGTCGATCAACTCAGAGACGACTTTGTTCAGGCCGTTTTGGTCGAGGTCCTCAACAATGTTGGCATAGTGCTCGGTCTGCTTGGTGTGGTCTTCCTCGTTCAGCCGGACGATGGCACCGCCGTCTTCCGTGTCAACGACATCAGAATCCTCGTCAGGGAGTTCGTACATGTCTTCTGCGCTGATGTCTTCTTTTTCTTCAGCCATTTTGCGGCTCCATTCCAATAAGTTCGTCCAACCAGTCTACCTCACCGCCTTCGGCGTAACCACGCTTGCGGTAGCCAGCTTCAATCGATCGGGGCTCAACCCCTCGCAGGTTGCCCAAGAATTCGTCAGGCGTCACATATCGAGGCCCCTCGTAACCCGTGAAGATATCCGAAATCAGGTCTTCAATGTCGCGGCGCGTACCGTACTGTCCGGACAAGATCCTGCTGTTCGTTACGGGGTCAGTCTCCACCGGGTAAATGCGGTCAATCTCGCCCAGCAAGTGTCGACGGGTAACCGGGTCAATGGCGTCGGAAGTTTGCAGGCCGATGCCCAGCTTGCGCATGTCCAGCAGGCCGGCTTGCTGTGGCAGGTCAATGCCCGGCTGCAATTGAATGTCGATGTCCGGGCGCTGCCGGATGAAGTCCTGAATGTACGGCCAGTATTCGCTCTTGGGCGTCGTGTTGGTCCCGCCGAATATCTGGGTGATAACCGGGCTGTCTGTTGATTGCTTCTTGACCTCAATGTTGACGTGCGGCTTGCCTCTCGGGTCGCGGAGCGAATAGATGCGCGTGTCGTCCCCGATAAGCTCGTCGTAGCAGTATCCACTGATGCAATTGCCCATTTCGACGTCACCCTCACGCTTCAGGATCTTGTCCGTCGTCTCAGGGTCGTCAGGGACAAGCAGGTTGCGCCATGTATAGCCCGACTCGTAGCCATGAACGGGCTCCAGCAGGTCATTGAGCACGGTTGCCTCTTCATCTTCCTTGGCAAGCCGGGCGGCATTCACCCTGCGGGCCATTTTCTCCACGCTCGTGCCACTGATGTCGGAGGGGTCAATGGAACCCCTCGCGATGTCCTCGGCCAACTGGTCGACCATGTTCGGCAGGCCGCTCCAGTTAGCGTACAGGTCATTCAAGGCGTAGAGCGGGTCTGTATCTTCCAGTTTTTCTAGCCAGTCAGGGCGGACCTTGGCGTCAACTGCGTATTTTGACAAGGGTTGCACTGCGGCGTCGGCAATATTTTCCCATTTTCCTGCCACCGGTTCTTGTGCGAGTTTCGTCACCTGAAAATCTTCAGGCTTGTTTTTGGCGCGTGCCGACATCCGGTTTACATCTCGCGCAGCTTTAGTGCTGATATCTATATCCCGAATATCTCCCGGCGACATCAGGGTCACGCCTTCCTCAGCAAGCTTCCGGATCGGGTCGCTCGGGCTGGCAAGATCGCGGATCAGGTACTTGCGCAGGGCAGTATCGATCCATCGATCGACCGGCGGGTTGTCCGGGTTACGGCGCTTCATCTGCTCAAGGAAGGTTTCCACGCTGCCGGGCACCCAGTTGCCGCCTTCGGGCTTCACGACATAAGCACGGGGCTCGACCATCAGGCTAGGCAGTAGCCCACTGCCCTGTTCAATCTGCCGTGCGGCTTCCTTCAGCACGCTCTTGCCCGCTGCCTTGGTGCCGGCGGCTACGGGGACGGCCAACGTGGCGGCGTCAACCAAATCAAGGATGCGGGGATCGGCTTGCATGTTCACAATGCGCGGGCCATAAGCCGGCGTCCGGACGGCAGGAGCACCGTAGCTCATGTCTTCCAGCAGGGATTGAGTGCCTTGAAGGCCAAGAAGCTCGTCAAGCGATGTCCCGCCAAGCAACGGGACTGAGGGCAGCACTTCGTACTTTGAGGCAAGTTCTGTGAGGGGACGGATCAGGTCGGCGGCAGCACCGATATACCGGTTCCGTGGTGTGCTGCGAATCTCAGCCATAGTGCCGCCCCCTTCGTAAGTGGTGACATTGTATATGCTTGACTTTTAAATGCAAGTCGTTAAGCGGCATAAGGATTCTCACGCTCACGGGGCGCAGTTGGGTATTCCTTGTCGTACTTGTCTGCATCGATAGTCAGCAGGCCGGAATCGCGCAGGTAGATCAGGCTTTGTGTGAAGGCGTCGACATAGTCGTCGTGCTCGGCGTTCGGGAAGGCCAGCAACTCGTGCATCATTTCGTCCGTCCACACTGGGGCCTGACCGGGGCGCTTCTTGCTTGCCGGGAGATAGACCAAGCCCGCTTCAATCAAAGGCGCGACCGAGTGCACGCGGGTGCTCTTGTTGGCGTTGCCAGGGTTGTATGTGTGTATCGGGATACGCGCCCTGCGCAAGTCCTGCACCAGACTGATGCCGCTCCCCTTCTCTTCGATCAGGACGACGTCGACCTTCTTCTCGTTGTCGCCGTACGCCGACTTGTACTCGTCGTACATCTTGCGCCGCAGGTCGGGGTACTGCAGCCGGTCTTTCCACGCATCCAGAAGCAGGACAGCCTTGCCTTGCGGCGTGTTGAAGACGCCCCATGTCACCATCGCCGTAGCATCGTTCAGGGTCTTGTCGGTGAATGCCGTGTCGTAAGACTGGACAATGAACTGCAGCTTCGGCAGGTCGCCATCCGACTGCATCAGCTTGAACCAGCTGCGCTTGATGATACCGCCCTCAGCCGGGCTCGGACGCTGTTGCAACTGGCCAGCGGTCGCATACTCCCCGAGGATGGCCTCCAGCGACGCCACAGTCTCCTCGGAGAATCGTTCAGGGAAGAACAGTTCCCCGTCCTTCTTGCGCGGATCCACGAACCCGATGCTGGTCTTGCAACGCCGTGAAGCCTCAAACCGCATCGGCAGGCACAGGTGCTCGTAGCCAAGCTTCAGGTCAAGGATGATGCCTGACGTATCGCGCTCGTGCAATCGCTGCATGATCACGACGATCGCCGACCTGTCGTTGTTGACC